GAAAGATAGTCAAGTATCATAGTATCATTTTTATTTTTTCCTCATAATGAGGATTTTTCGATAGAACAGAAGATCGGATATCTGATCTTATTTTACGAAGTTTAGTCTTTACTGTATTTTCATTGATCTCATAATCTAGTGCAATCTGTTTCACTTTTTTATTTTTGATCATTTTATCAATTGCAATATTTTTCAATAGGGGATCTTCAATTAAAAATATTTCATCAACTGTCGTTTTGTAGATGTCATCAATATCAGTAAACCCAGTAACCTCATCTGTTAAATCATCAGGTTTATCAATTTTGCTATACATTGTATCTATATCATAGTGAGAATTCTTTTTTAATTGATATAGGTAAAACAGGGTCTCATTTCTAGCAATTGTATAGATCCATGTAGTAAATCGACCCTTTTCAAAATCAAACTTTGCAATGTTTTTAAATATTTTCTTTAGTGTAAATTGAAGAGCCTCTTCAGTATCGACTTCGTTTTTACAAAATTTCCAAATATAATATTTAAGCTTTGGATAAATTAGCTGGGCCAATTCATTTGTTTCACGGTCAGTGCTTTGTTTTTTAAGTAATCTTTCAGATATTTCCTGAATTCGTTCGTTAATTTTTGTGTTAGTTGACTCATACCCCATAATTTTTATGCCTCTATTGTGTTATTTTTTTTAAGTGCAGTAATGATTGTTAAACAATCGGCACATTTTTCGTATTCTTCACAAGTCTCATAAAAAGAGATTGCTCCCTCCAATCCGCTTATGAATTTATCCCTAGATAAATTAATTGTATATTCTGATTCATTTATTGAGATTTTTATCACAGTGACTTCAAAATTATCTTTATCTAAATAGTGATTTTTTATCGAGGTTAGGAGATTATCATAAATCTCTATTTTATGACGATTGAACACTTCGTCAAGTCCAATATCGCCTTGAAATTTAAGAATCTTCATATTTCTAGATTTTACACAGTAATTTATTACTATGATACTAAAAAAAGTTTAGCTTTTAAAAAATTTTGTCTTAATTTTTTGCATGTGAGTTAGCGATTGAATATCAAATACATGGTTGCGTTTTTCTAGACCTTTTTCTGCTTTATTTGTTGAGGCATTTACTTCTCTTAAAGTATCGTAATCATACGCTGGCTTATTTAAGTTAGATCTAAAAAGATTAAATATCTTCTCCTCAACGTCTTTTCTATATTCAGGTGATGTTAATTCATACGTCTCTATTGAAAGTTCCCATAATTGATTAGAGTCAATCGCTGGTGCTAAGTTAACACAGGTCATTGCAAGATCATCATTTCCGTTCTGTCCACGATATGATCCGCCCTTAGTTTTACCAAATGCCATTAGCTCCATTACTGTTAGAAAATCGTTAGGTATAATTTTTTTAACCTCTACTAAATATTTGAATTTTTCGCAATATCTAATCTTATTCGTTGGACCTAGTCGAATACCTGGTTTTGAGGCAACCGCCATTTCAGTGTGTTTAGTATGAACTAATTGTGATGGCCAATAATTATCATTACTCTCTAGTCTACTCTTTATTATCTCCCCTTTATGATTCATTTCAAGAACAATCCTAACATTTTCTGAATTAAACAGGTTATATGTTATGTATTCTACACCGGCTGCAAATTCATTAATATCATATTCATTAGTTCTAAATGTTGCCACCTGTACTAGTGAAGTAGTATCGATCTCTCCACGGATAGCCTCCTTCTTTTTTAAGAGTTCAACAATTGGTAGACATGCAACTTTATAGATGTTTAATACTGAGTAGTCACCACCGGTACCATCCGCAGTATCTATTGAAAATACATATTTTGCAGGGTCATTCTTATAATCAGTAGGAGTTCGATTTACATAGTTTGGATGAACAGTAAAGCACTCATTAATCCATTGTTTATCTTCAGTTAAAGAAAACTTAGTATTTTGATAATCAGATTTAATATTGTAGAGTCTTTTTAACTCATTTGAGTTTAATAATAATTGATCAGATGAAAAGAATTGTAGCCCATACTCTTGATTAAAATCTTCTACTGATCCCATGTTAGCAATTACTGCCTGTTTCCATGCCTCGTCTCTACCTTTAACTTGCCACCAGTCAACTCTAAGGGGGACATAATCGCTTTTACCGGCGATCGCATCCACCCAGATCTCATAAAATTTATTTTTACCGTTTGGCGTAGAGGTAATAATTACCTTGGCATTTGGATCGGCTGTGATCGTCGGTAGAATTGCTCGATAAAATTCATCTAATTTTGCCTCATCAATATGAGCAAACTCATCAATGTATAAGATGTTTACAGAGAGACCAATACCTGATTTTTTAGTGGTTGTTCTACCAACGACACGACTATCGTTATCGAACTTGATATTTCCTGAATTAATATGTTTGATTCCAGGTTTCATAAAGAACGGTAGACCATCTAGACATATTCTAAACTTGTCTAATAACTCTCGAGTAGTTGTAAAGTTATCTGCAACAATTAGGGCAGTTTTATCAGACTTAAATAGTAGATACCATAGGATAAAAATAGCTGAAGTTACGGATTTTCCAGTTTGGCGACTTGCCATTAGGATATTAAACTTGTTTCCTTTAAACGACTCGAGTATCTCTTCTTGGTAATCTCTAAGTCCTGGAGTATCTCGAATTAGTTGAATACCATCATTTGTTTGGATCCTACAGTAATTTACTGCAAAATAGAGTATATCAGCTTTGCATCGCTTAAGCTCTTCCCACTCAGTTGGAGTATACTCAAAGGGTAGATTTCCTCGTTTTAGGTTAATATCATTGTCCTTAAATGGGGAGTTATGTAAACCTTTAATATCAAACCCATCATTTTCAATATCATCAAGTAATTTATTGATTCGGATAGTTGTCCACATTGAAGTATTAATATCTTCGGCTGAACCTGATAGATTAGATAGCTTGCGATGGCTGAAAGCGCCACCATTTGTCATGACGTCTCTCATTGGGTTAAATTATTTCAGTGATATCCATAAAATCATCGCCATAGTCATCATCCGTTATCTGGATGTCGTTCTCTCGCATTAGATCGGATTTTTTAGTAGGATCAATTAGACTTCCAGTAGGAACTCTAATCTCATCAGTTTTAGGCTCGTCAGGTAAGCTATTGATCAGGTTTTTAGTACCAACCGTAATAAAAAACTGGCCCTCTTTTGAATCTGATCCTACTACTTCTGAATCAGGATTTATTGGTGCAGCTGAATTTAACTGGCGATATGTGTCTTCAAGAAAAAGCACATAGTTTGCCTGCATCTTAGTAATTGACGCCATCTTATCCTGTAACTGACCCATTACCTCAATTAATCGAGGATGAGTATTACCTGAAGTTATCTCCTCCATCACCTTAATTATGGTGATCTTAATGGTCTTTAATTGAAAAAATAGATTGGAAATATTAATCGTATCTAGCTCTTTTTTGTGACGAGCATAGTCGTTCTTTTCAAAGATTCCAATATCCACAAAATTCTTAAATAGGGAATCTGTGATCTCTCTAGCCTTTACTGTAAATTGATTACTCATTTCCTCAAAGTCATATGGACTTTCAGGTCTAGTCTTTTCCGATATTTCATTGTCGATTACCATATCGTCATGTGTATCGGTTCCAATAGATCCCAATAGGGATTGGATCTCGTCTCTGAGGTGAGCACGATTCTCTCGGCCCATTCCCGCTTTATTACTACCCATTTATCTAATCTTATTTTCGTACTTATCCAGTGCTGGATTCGCAGTTATCTTTATTTGTTTTACCGCTTCAACCCACTCATATACAACACTTTCAACCCTTTCTAATAGGTAATCAAGTAGAGGATGAGCACCAAACATTTGAGAAGAGAGGGTCTTTTTTAGGATCTGACCTTTATAATTAAACCCAGTATTTTCTCTTTTTTCTCTACGATCGAATATTGGACGATATATGCTATTTTTTACCATGTTAATTAATCTTTTTTGGTCTAGGAACAATCTGTTTAATTTGAATGTTTACTGGACCTAGTGAATCAGGAGTTATTCCAGTAGAATAGACTTGTCCATATCGATCAGTGAATCCTCCTCTAATTATAGGAAGCTCTTGATACGAAACAATAATATCATTAAATTCGTCTATGCCTATATCTGGAGCAGATGGATTTTGAACTTTTGCAATTTCATTCTTTTTAGAGATAATATTGATTGAGACTGAATCGACTCCATTGATCTCCTCAATTATCTTGATTAGATCACTCTTAGGTATTCTAGTGAATCTAGTATTTTGAATAAAGTATTCACCAAGGTTGTTTAGAATATCTCTCTTAATAATATCAGTAGAGACATCATCAAATGCTATAATTGAAGTATTTATGACATATTCACTAGGAATAGGATCAATTATTTGAACATCAGTTGAGATGAGTTTACTTCCAGATTTTTCAATGTATTGTAACAACTGGTTCTTTTGATAGTCGTTCATTGCAAATCGATCTAAACTCGCACTAAAATAGTCTTGTGCAACACTAAAGGTCTTTCTAATATCTGGAATAAGGAACAGATTTACCATTCTAGGGTCGACTTCATCTAGTGCAACATTTATGATAGAGAAGAGTTTTAATTTTCGTAATACGTTTTCGTAGTGGTCAACATTGACTAGTGCAAAACTTTTAGACTGTCTTGGCGCAAGTAGTCTAGTCAATTTAGAATCCTCAGAATTGGTTCCAAAGAAGGGTGCATTTGAGGTAGAGATTTCAATATATGCATTCAAGTCAATTTCATCCCCTAGGATACTAAAGCCAGTGTCAACGAATTCAAATTTAATACTACCTAGGTCATTACTTCGGATATTTCCATTAGCTCCTTCCGTCACCAAGTATTCAACTAGGATATCTGCACCTCTACTTGGTATTCTACCATAATTTCCATTTCCAAAGAAGAGGTCAACTCCGCTAGTTATTCCAGTTTTAATTAGGTATGCCTTTTCTCCTCTAGGCATGTCAATTATTGAATCGTACTTTGTCCATTTTTCCCCGTTTACATGAACATTAACCATAAAGTTATCAATGTAATAGTTTTGCGGACTGCCTATTGCGAAACTTTCAATTGGTTCTCCTTTAGCAGTAACTGTTTGAGATTCAATTATCCCCTGTCTAATACCTATCATAAGACCATTATTAGTTCCATTAAAAGAAAACTTGATCTCATCTTGGGGAAGGTCTAATACATAGGTAAGTCCGTTATTTTTACATCGAATTCTAGTCAAGTTAGGGATAATTACAAAATCAGTCGGTGGTTCACCTGAGCCAGCCAAGGTAGCCAGACTTATTTCGCCGGACGCAGATACTGCTCTACTTGGATTGTGTCCAGCCAGAGTAGCTAGTGAATAGACTGAAGTCAATCGAGTTGCTTCATTAATATTTAACTCAGTAATAGAGTCCTCAATATAATAGAATACAAGCTGTGTCAGGTTCTCAACAACTAGTAGGAGTTGACCAAATGGGGAAGCGGATGTAAAGACCGCTCTACTCTGATTAAACTTAGTGGTCAGATAATTTATTGTTTGTGACAATAGATCCTCAACATATATGCTAAGCTTAGTAAATACTTTAAAATCGTCTGTGACTTTTGCCATGTAGCAATCTTATTTATTTTATTTATTCATTTATCTCCATATTCAGCCTATTAATTTAATACTTACATTTCCTAAAAGGATCCGATAAGATAAATAGAATAAAGAAAAATAGAGTAATGTTCAAATCATTAGATAAGAAAAGCATATATGATAACTCCCAAATTTCATTTTGCTTTGAATTCTTTTCACCCATGAGAAAAATGGATGCAGCGGCAAAGATCTCTAGAGCATTAGGAAAAAAGATAAAATGGTTTAGTGAGGTAAAGAGCGATTTTAATCCAACTAACGAAATTTTTAAATTGGCTCCAACCTATTCTAATGGTTACAAAGAGATGCAACTTAGTACTGGCTTAATGCCCTATCAAGAGGCAGTCCATATGTACTTAAAAGTATCCAATATAATTGAGGCTATTGGTTTTACTACTGAAAGATGTAGAGTTCAGACAACTATTAAACTTAACGAAAATGCTCTTCACCTGTCAACTGGCATATCTAAACTAAATCGTTTAAAATATCTAATAAGTCTAGATGAAAAGAAGTTATTTGAACTTTGGCCACAACCTGAAAATGAGAATAGATTAATGTATCAAAATCATTTTCAATATGTTCAGCCTAAGAGACTTTATGATATGATCTTGACTGAATCAATCGTTGAGCGTGGAGATTCAATTGAACTAAACTTTCCAAATTCTGATTTTTTTGCAACTGACTTTTCTCAGCTATCTGGCGGTAAGCTTAATGTAAACTATATTTCAGGTAAGGAATATACCCGAAAAAAGAAGGAGGCCGTTGAGACCCTAAATATTATTATTGAGCACCTATATACTACTCTTACTGAAAATTATACTTATTCCAATCAGGAAAAACTTAGGATCTCTAGTATGGTTAAAGATTTTAGAAGAGCAATTGATTCTACTCGATCAGTATTGGGATTTAAGTCAGCCTTTCCAGAAATTGACCTATATATTGACCTAAATCAAATGCCTCACCTAGTAGAATCAGTATATCCTCGGATTAGAGAAAAGATCTTTCGATTGATTATAGGCGGTGGGATAACTGAAGCTACTATTAATTATGATACTAAGAGAGCTAGGCTTCAAATAAAGAATGCTAAAATCACTAGAAGTATTCTCCTAGAAGGTGTTGAATTCTTTAATTGTGAGATAGAAGGAGACGTTAATAATTGTCTATTTGACAATTGTATTATCCGAAATTCTAAACTTGAAAATTGTTCGATTTTTTCAAATAATTCAGTTAAATTTTCTAAATTACTCGATTGTGATTATTTAGGTGAATCAAATGAGATTACTTCTAGTTTCTTAGATAATCCTGATGCAAAAACAATTAATGCTAACTTGACTGAGTGTCTGGTAAACAGAGGAAAGTTTAGCCTAAATTCAGAGATCGATAAGTCTACTAAAGTCATAAACAAGTAACTCATAAGATACTTAAAGATTAGTCTTCTTATTTATTCAAACAGATAAATAACAAAAATAAACTAATCATAGGATGGCTGTCTATAAAAACATAGAGTCAATCCGTCGCTTGACTAATGCAAGTTTGACGTCACTCATTGATGTGACCAACTTAAATTTTAAAAGCCTAGCGGATGCAAATTTAGAATTCTTAAATAATATTGGTTACGATGAAGTAACTAACTCTATTTCTCTCTATTCAGGTACTTTTGAGCTCGCTGAGATCACAAATCAACTTACAATTTCACAAAGTAGTATTCCTACGTTTACGATTGCCTCTTCTGGAAATGCGGTAGGTAAAGCACTGTTAGTTGAAGTTGCAGAGACTCAACGACAACGATTTACAGACTTTCCAGCGTATCCTGCAGTAGGAGTTCCAGGAGAAATTGTCTATACTGGAGTTGCGGGATTAGATCCGATTTTTGGAGAAGACCTAATTGGATATTTTCAAAATAGAGGATGGGTCAGTTTAACTGGCGGATTCGGGTCAGCTGGCGGAAGTGGTGGACATAAAAAAATAATCAGTGTTGGAGAAGTTTTATCGATTCCGACAGACTATCAATACTGGATTTATGGAAATTTTACAGTTGAAGGAATAGTTAATAATTATGGAGAATTAGTTATTGCAAACGGTACACTAGTAATTTCTGGTGCTGGCCAAATTAATAACCTTGGCGCTGGACTAATTAAGATAGTCAACCTAGCAACCGGTGCAAGCGTACAGGTAATAATTCAAAGCTTTACTGCTTCTGCTGGAATTCCATTAACCCTTACTCATGGACTAAATACGTCAGATTTTGTATATAGTGTTAGAGAAGGTAATACGCTAGTTGAAGTAGACATTTTAATTATTGATAACAATTCGATAAGTCTTACCTCTATTGGTGCAATCACAAGTGGAACAATCGTAATTCAGGCAAAAATATAATAAGAGATGGCATATCAAGGAAAGAAAAATAATAGTATTGCTCAACAGAAAACTGTGAGTTTTATACCAGGACAACCTGACTTAGGATATAGTAAAATATATGCAAAGGACGATAACAATTGGTATTATTTAGATGATGCTGGTGTTGAACACTCATTTGTCACAAGCGAAGATATTAATCAACCGCCAGCAGTAGTAACATTTGCTCAAGCTGCAACTGGTGCTGGACTTCGATACACTCCAGTGTACAATAACGGCCCACTTAATGATGGAGTCGGAGCTACCTTAACTGCTACTTCTCCGGGTATAGTAAGCGATGGGACCTCTTCAGGAAAAATAGATTATACCTATACCCCAGTTAATGGTGGTATAATATTAGTATGGTATGAAAATGCATCAACTAACCCAGCACTCAACCGACAATTTACTCATGGACTCTATGAGATTACTGATACTGGTAGCCCATCTACAAATTATGTATTAACTCGACTTGCAGGATTTGACGAATCTAGTGAGCTTTTTCCATTACAAGTAAACATAACTGATGGAACAAATTATCTAGGTAAATATTTTATACAGAAGACCCCTAGTCCAGTAATAGGCACAGATAAATTAATATTTATAATATCTGGAAATCAGATTCAGACCCCTCAGATTGCTTTCGTAGATACTGCAACAACTACTGCCCTACCTGCATGTACGTATGCTCCAGGAACAACCCTGACTTCTTTACCTGGAAACGGAGCAACCTTAACTGCTAATTCTCCAGGAGTACTAGGCACAATTGGCGGATTAACCGCAGAGACTAGTGCAAGTATCGTTACTGGATTTACTAGAGTATTAGTAAAGGATCAAGTCGGACCTCTCGCATATCAAAATGGTGACTATCAAGTCATTAATAAAGGATCGGTCACTCAACCTTGGGTATTACGCAGAATTCAAAACTGGGCCGGTGCATTTAGCAGGTACACTAGATTTTTCCTAGTATCAAATACAGGATCTACTCAAGCCGGCAAACTATACTTTACTACTCCGACGAGTCCAGCTTTAACTAATTTAACTATCGGAACTGCTCCAATTAATATCGTAGAATATGGTGGATCCGGCGGAGGTGGCGGAGTCATTGCGGTCGGATCAGCTAGTGGATCGACTGTAAGAATCGGTAATTATAATAATGCAACTTGCTTGTATTCAACAGTTAGTGGTGGTACATGTAATAATGCGCAAGGCTGCCATGCTACTGTTGCTGGAGGTGCAGATAACACTGCAAATAATGGTGGCGTGATTGGTGGAGGTTTTTCTAATTCAACAATTGGCAATATATCAACAATAGGCGGAGGAGGCGGTAATTCAACAGGTGGAGCATATTCAACAATAAGCGGAGGATGTAATAATACTGCAAGCGGACAATATTCAACTGTCAGTGGAGGAGAGTGTAATACAGCATCTTCTAGTCATTCAATAGTTGGAGGCGGTAAAAATAATACTGCGTCTGATTATTCAACAGTAAGCGGTGGTTATTATAATACTGCATCAAGTTATTCATTTGTCGGCAGTGGTAAAAATAATAATTCTTCAGGCAGTTGTTCAGTAGTCACCGGCGGTTGTGCAAATACGGCAAATGCTATGTTGTCAACGATTGGCGGTGGTAAAAATAATAATTCTACATGTTCCTTTTCTACAATAAGTGGAGGATATGCTAATACATCAAGCGGATATACATCAACCGTAGGCGGAGGATATGCTAACACGGCGAGTGGACAGTGTTCAACACTCAGTGGAGGTAGCTTTAATGTGGCAAGCGGATTGAATTCAACTATTGCTGGTGGAGGTGGAAGCTGTATAGCACTTGGTAATCAGGCTTCTGGATGTCGTTCAACTGTAAGTGGAGGATTTCAAAATTCAGCAAGTGGATCTGCATCAATCGTTAGCGGCGGACAACTGAATACTGCAAGTGGATGCTATTCAATTATTGGTGGAGGTAGATATAATACTGCATCGTGTACAGATGCGACGATCGGTGGAGGATATTGTAATACTGCAAGTAGAGGTTATTCAACTGTAAGTGGAGGTTGTTGTAATACTGCAAGTGGTGATTGTTCAACTATAGGAGGAGGTGTGTGTAATACTGCAAGTGGTGATTGTTCAACAATAAGCGGAGGATGTACTAATACTGCAAGCGGACAATATTCAACTGTCAGTGGAGGTCAATGTAATATTTCATCTAATGTTTTTTCAACAGTAGGTGGAGGTCAAAGAAACACAGCGAATTGTAACCATTCAACTGTTTCTGGAGGAGTACTTAATACTGCTAACGGATATTTCGCAACCGTTAGTGGAGGATATTGTAACGTAGCAAGCGGATTCTGTAGTGCAACTGTCGGTGGAGGAAAAGGAAATTCGGCTACTACTTCTTTTTCAACCGTTGGCGGAGGTCAATGTAATACTGCAAGTGGAAACTATACCGTAATTGCTGGAGGCATATGTAACTCTACAGCAGACTGTTTTTCATCAATTGGTGGAGGTCAAAATAATAAGATTTGTGCTTCATCCGCTGGCTCAACAATTGCAGGAGGACTTAACAATATTAGTTTCTCAACATGCAATTCAATCGGTGGTGGATATTATAATTATACAGCCGGCTGTGAAGGTGTAGTAGGTGGAGGATTTTGTAATGGTATAAATGGAACTCGAGCTTCAACTATCGGCGGAGGGATTATAAATACTATAACAAGTAATAGTGATACGTCTACTATTAGCGGAGGACAAACTAATATAATTGCAACAAGTTCAGTAAAATCAACGATATCTGGCGGGTATCAAAATACTATATGTAATTCAAGCTGCTCTGTCATTGGCGGAGGATGTAATAACGCGGTACGCAATAGTGGTGCAACAATTAGTGGAGGTCAAGGAAATACTATTTGCACAAATGGTACGTATGCAACAATTGGTGGAGGGCGCGGCAATATTGCATCTGGACTAAGTTCAATAGTCGGCGGAGGTTGTAATAATACTGCATCATATTATTGTGCAACAATTGGTGGAGGAACCTTGAATGCTGCATCAGGACTTATTTCAACAATTAGCGGTGGTAAATCAAATACTGCATCAGCTATATATGCAACAGTCGGTGGTGGACTTAGTAATATTGCTAGTAATACTTATGCAACGGTCGGTGGAGGTCGTAATAATACTGCATGTTTTAGTTATTCAACTATTTCCGGAGGGTGTAATAATATTGCATCAGGGATAAATTCAATAGTTAGTGGAGGCGCCTGTAATACTTCTTCTGGTTGTGATTCAGCTATTCTTGGAGGATGTCGCAATTGTGCAACGACTACCGGAAGTAGTGTACTTTCTGGTTCAACTAACACCTCGTGTGGAATCTATGCAGTTGTAACTGGAGGAAACTTAAATTGTGTAAAGAACGGATATGCAGTAGTTAGTGGAGGCCAGAGTAATATTGCATGTGATTCATTTTCAACCATCGGTGGAGGTTCTGGTAATCTTGCACGAGCAAATTCATCAACTATCGGTGGAGGAGTTAATAACTGTTCATGTGGAACATATTCAACAATCAGTGGCGGATGGTGTAATACTGTTACCCTAAGCGGTGCTTATGCAATACTCGGTGGAGGTAGGTGTAATTTAGCAAGCAATACGTATGCAACAATTGGCGGCGGATGCCTCAATACTTCTTCTGGTTCATACAGCGGAGTCCTATCTGGGCACATAAATAGTGCAAGTGGGGGTTGTTCAACTGTCGTTGGAGGTAAATGCAACACCGCCAGTGGTACTTATTCAAATATTAGTGGCGGTACCGGTAACACAGCAACTGGCGTTGCATCAACGATTGGCGGAGGCGGCGGTAATATTATTGTATCTAGTGCAACGAGTTCAGTTATTGGCGGCGGCGGTCCCAATGCTATATGCGGAAGCTTTTCGCTCGGTGCTACTATTGCAGGCGGTTGTTGCAATTTAATAACTGGACTATGCTCATTTAATTCAACTATAGGTGGAGGATACGGTAACACAGCAAGTTGTTATAGATCAACAATCGGTGGAGGTCAGTATAATTCTACAAGTGGAAAAGGCTCAGTCATTGGCGGCGGCGAAAATAATACGGTACTTGGTACACAGTCTTCCATCGGTGGTGGTGGTTGTAATTGTATAACTCAACATTATTCAACAATCAGTGGAGGTAAGTGTACTACTGTATCTGGATGTTATTCAACAATCAGCGGAGGATACCGTAATACTGTATCTGGAAATAATTCATTTATTGGAGGAGGTAGTAATCACTCAATAACTGCAACAAGTGCAGCTATACTTGGAGGATATGCTAATACTGCTAGCTGCGACTGGTCAGGAATTTTTGGTGTTAGTATTACATCAGTTGCTGCATGTACATTCCACGTAAACTGCCTAGCAATTATGAATATACCTACATCAAATCCTGGAATTTCCGGAATGGTTTGGAGTAATTTAGGTATATTAACGATCGTACCTTAAATAAATAAAAATAAAGAACAATAAATGTACGGATCAGGAATGGAAATGCCTAAAGTATCATTTGCCGCAATTGACTGTAGTCAAATCGCTGCAGGTAGTTACTTTGTTGGATTTAACTTGGACACAGCCGGTGCTCTTTCCAAAATGGACTCAAGCGGAACTGTGACACTACTGGAAAGTAGAGTAGTCGATACTGGTTCAGGAACATACTCAACATATAGAATAAGTACAAGTAACACTGCAAGTGGAGACTATTCAACAGTATTTGGTTACACAAACACAGCTAGCGGATATGGCTCAAATATCTCAGGAGGATATAATAATACTGTAAACTTTGACTTATCTACTGTTTCTGGAGGATATGTAAATACTTCAAGTGGATACTATTCAGTAGTTGGTGGAGGAGCATATAACACAGCCCTATCTGACTATTCAACAGTTAGTGGAGGATACACTAACTCAGCTATAGATATCTCAACTACTGTTTCTGGAGGATATAGTAATAGTGCTAGCGGAATTGGTTCTACCGTTTCTGGCGGAGTACTTAATACTGCCTCTGGTTATCAGGCAACAGTTGGTGGAGGATATGGTAACTCAGCAAGCGGATACTGTAGTGCGACTGTTGGTGGAGGATATGGTAACTCAGCAAGCGGATACTATTATGCAACTGTTAGTGGAGGATATAGTAATACTGCAAGTGGATATTATCCATCAACTGTTGGCGGAGGCCGGAACAATACTGCAAGTGGAAATTACTCGACGGTTAGTGGAGGATCTGGTAATACTACTAGTGGATGTTATTCAAGTGTTAGTGGAGGATATGGTAATATAGCAAGTGGACATTATTCTGGAATACTTGGAGGGGACAGTAATAATACAAATTCACTTAGCTGTACTTTTATAATCGGTTCTGGCATTACAGCAGATACTTCATGCACAACATTTGTTAACTGTTTATCAATTAAGTGTATTCCAACTACTTCAGCTGGACTCTGTGCTGGAATGGTATGGAGTGATCACGGAAAACTATGTATTGTATAAAAAATAAGGATTAGGAAATGACAGAAATTATAAATTTTGACAGTTTAAATATTATATCAGTTAGGGTGCCCGCTCAATTAGCCGAAAGAGGACCTGCACATAGACCTCAAGCACTCTATTTAGGTAGACTTAAGTATGTTATTGCAGGGGATGTAACTTATACAACATCAGTTGTGATATCTGAACGCGCAGGGATAGATAGACTTGGTTTCTTAGATGTTTATTCAGCTCTTCAGCAATATGTAGCAACTATAATTGGACAAGAGCGCACACCTACCCTTGGATCAATCTATTTTACTCCAACTACAGTAACTGTTAGATTAGGCAATCAAAAAAACGCACTTGCCTCTCCACCAAGTCTTAGACGAGCTAATTCTAAACTAGTAAAGGTTCCATTTTCAGAAATTAGTGGAGAGTTTGAAAACTTGATGATTACATTTGTTGGAAATATTGACACTCAAGCTAGAACAGAGATCGAGCCAGGTCCTCGTCAATAATACTTAAACTCGTCATAGAACCACTTGTAGTTAGTCTTAATCCAATTGCAGGCACCTTGACCCAATACTTCTTTATAGTCAGTTTTTAAAGGTTCAAGCTTTTTACGAATTTGGTGATCTCCATACATTCCATACACCGCATCGTCTTCTTGTGTGATCTGTTCTATATTATCAAAATCATGATCAAAATAAGGTAGACTAAGATACTCGTAAATCTTCTTCATTTCTGGTATAGGATTCTTTGCCAAGTCTTCATATTTAATAAAGAGCATCTTTTTATCGACTCCTTCCTTAAATACTTGTTGTAGTCGCTCAATAGCTAATCCTACTGGTTGACCTGCAGCCCAAATATCTATTCTTTTTTCAGTACTAGTACCTGTCATGTTTGCATGATTTACAATTCCTGAATCCAAGTGTTGATTCTTACGAAAGTTTTTCTCCATTGATGCAAAGATTCCTCTAAGATCCCTAACCATACAGATAATCTTAGGCTCAGGATAGAACGAATTTAGGAAGCCATGGTGTACTCCCCAACCTCTGCTCTTATCTAGGACATACTGCTTATCAGTTACGCCATTAAAGAATCCTAATACTCCATCATGACAGAACTGAGTAAAACCAGATCGCATTAGGGATGAGTCCTGTGCTTTAAACTCAGGAGAGTTAGTGTAATTGTTTCTGGCAGCATAGACTAATTCTAGGACACCTGAAGTAGGAGTAACATAGAAGTCTGGATTCTGACCAATAATGTTTTGTAGGAGAGTTGAGCCGGCTCTAGGTAGAGAGGATTGAAAGAATAACTGTTTCATAATATGTTGGATTCGTAATTTTTATTTTGCACTATTTGATTAAATGGCTGAACTATTCGAATACGATACTTTCCTATTGAGGTATGATTGTAACTCATGTGTTGAATTACTTTAGCATAGAAGTTGTCGATTTCCATACCAGAGTGTTCTCCCATCTCTAAAATATCATCATATAGGTTTGCAGAGACTCCATATGCATGGGCACACACTATTTGGTTTCTAAAAAATGGTTCAACAAGTCCACCAAAGTAGAGCATGTCCCAATCATTAAGTATCTCTTGATTGATAGTAAGAAGTTCGTTTGGATCTACTAAGAATTCAATATCATCCTCTAGAATCAGGACTCTGCTGTATCCATGAACCTTAGCATACTTGACTGCATTAAGGTGTGCTCTTCTACAACCGAGCTGACCCTTAACATACTTTTCATCGTTCTTTATAAAGTTACGATAGGTGATCGGCTCAGACAAATCGATTAAGTCGCTGCCTGCAATCCTTTGAAAATTAGTAATTCCAAACTTTTCAAACTGCTGAATCATACCTAGATTACGGGAGACATCCTTATCCATGTTAATGTATAAGATCTTGTCAAAATACTCGTTGATGTTTACTGGACGATACGTAAAATCCATTATATTGAATTTAAGATTTCAGCTGAGTCAAAGATATTTAGGTCAAGTAGTGGGCACTCATGATTTGCACCATGAAAGTTATAGTCAAATAGATAACTATCTGGTAATTTAACTTCGCTTGGAAGCTGAGCTACAATATTATTATGTAATTCATATCCAAATATCTTAGGCGATGTGCCTACCCATAATACTGTGGATTTTAGGTTTAGAGCAGCCGCTGCATGTTGGATACTTGAATCGATTAGGACCCTCTTTTCTGATAAAAGAAGCAGTGATAATAACTCCATGTTTGACATCGGTTCAAAAATAGCCTCTGCTCCAGGAATAGCCTGCTCTGGTGCTCTACATATTTGAATAACGTGATAGTTTTGATTAAGATATGCTACTACCTCATTTGAAATATGAGAAGGGATATCTCTAGTCCATGAATAAAGATATGGCTGTTCAGTTAGAGGCCCGCCATTCGTCTGGATTACAGCAATCGGTCGATCTCTCTTCCATTTCTTGAATCCATATTGTTGTTGACGAATATTAAATATTAATTCAGGAGATTCTCCTGAAAATTCTAAATTATATAACTTACACCAGTTTTCAATTAGAGGCAACTCTTTATGGATATGTTCGCTTGTAAAATAAGGTTCATGCTTAAAGATTAAGCTGTCCTTTCCATCAATAAAATCTTTATAGAAGTATGGCGTTCCGCCGATTCTATAAACTCTATCCACAAAAGGTAAGTTTAAGAAGATTTCAGGATATGCACAAACAATAATTAGTTCGCGATCAGGATGATTATTTTTAATACACTTAGCAACTGCCGTTGCTGCGATATGTTTTCCAAGACCACCCTCTAGGTGGAATACTGAAAATTTACTTGTTTGTTTCTTTGCCATTGGTTTGTTTATTTTTTAATAATTTTTCAAGAAGATCATGTGCTTTTGGATCGACTAACCATTTCCAATCTGTTTCACCAGAAACTATTTGTCGTCTAATTTCAGTTGCAGATACATTAGCGATTGCCGTGCTAACCTTTATCTCAGTTACTTCATAACCAACACCTCTTCCATAGTTTACACTAGCAATATCTGGTATGATAATGATTTTAACGAGAGGATTATTTGCATAGATTTGTGCCCATACTTGTAAAACTTCATTTGCAGTAAATGGATTGTTTGCATCGGGTTCAACGTCTCTAATTGCAATTAGCACAGGTAAACCCTTTTCTAAGTATTCATTAAAGATGGTCATGTGACCTTTGTGTGGTGCTTGATAGCGACCGATAAACATATTATACGTCATAGTCTCTCTTTTTTTACTTTTTGAATTCCAAAAGGAATATGGTACCAGATTCTTTCGTGAATATAGTATGTAAATATCTTAATTAAGAAATCAGCAACCCCAATTGAGAAGCCGATCCGATTATCTCCTAAAATAAGGGATGCAATTAGTGCTGTGATACATGATGAGTAAATCCTATAAGTCAGTGACTTTAAAAGGTGTCGCTTATGACTTATCCACTTAGCACTATCACGTAGGATAACTTTATCCCCCTCCCAAACAATTAGGTCAGGTTCACAACTAATATGGAACTTTTTTCCAACTCCTTCAATAAAATCGTCAGTTGTCACGCTTGGAACAAGAACATCAATATTTGCTGCAAGGTGTTCGTGCCCATCAATTACAACTCTCCACTTTAACTGGCTTTCACCCGCATTGTGATTATATCTAATCTTAACCTTTTTTCCCATGTGTCTTGATTATGTATAATAGAATAGAATCGATACATGTATCTAACTCTTGATCAGTATTTACAGATAGGAAATCTTCAAGTGGTGCAACATAGTTTGGTGCAAAGAATTTTTCTCTACCTCGGATTTGAGAAGTAGTTAAATAGATTTCTGCGACCTTTGCTTGTGCTTTAAGCTCTTCGCGTAAATCTAGATATGGGCTGATTAGGGCAATAATTGGAGTAAATCCTTTCTTGTCGAGGAACCGAGCAATATTATATGCATTTGTAATATTTTTACGCCTGCCCTCTTCGCTATAATCCTTATTTACGAATATTTCTCTGAGTTCGTCTCCATCAATAAGGATGGGATTCTTTACGAGTTTAGCTATCTCATTAGAGAGAGTCGTTTTACCAGATCCTGCCTGGCCTGTAATATTAATGATCAAAATACTTGATTATTTTGATATAATATACTCTAAAGTTATCTGTAGGTTTTTAATTAAAGTCTAATTCAATATCAAAATCAAAGTAGACGAATTTTGCAGTAAATGTTGCAAATTCAGGAGTTGCTGAACTATATGAAAGTTTAAATCCGTCTTGAGCCTTAAGAATAGGACGTTTAAAGATAATTGAAGATACTAAATATCCTTCATTATCTAATAGAGAGAGCCTCATTGGAGAGAAGGTCTGTTGCTTATTTGAAAAATCTAAGTACTTTAAAGAGTTTTCTAAAAAGATAAAATAATTGAGGTAAGCATCAGTCAATTTAAAAGTTATAGTAAACTCTCTAGTAAATAGGTCGACTACTTGAGTAGAGTCTTTATATTCTTGTTTCTTACCAAACAGGCGAGTCTGTGTAACTGGATCCATTGTCCATCCTGGAAAATCAATCGATTGTACGGTTGCTGACATAAACTCATCAATAGTATCATATGGAAGTATTAAACTTTGATAATATTTCTTGTATTTTTCCTTGATTTCAGGTGCAAAGAAATCAGGTGGAAAATTAAATATAAATCCATTCTGTCTTACGTTAAGTAACATATATTATTTTACTTTTTTAACATTTGCCCAAGATTTACTAGGACCTGCTGAGTTTACTCTGGCCATGGCCCATTGGTGTGCACTCATTCCCGGTCTAGAACCTGACGAGTAGAAAGCGCCTAATCCTTTGATATATTCACGTTTTAAGTCAGCAAATGAATATCCTTTTTTAGTCGCAACCTTTCTAATCTTAGCAAGAGTCTCTTTACTTAGGTTATGCGATTTAGCTTCATTGACTTTGGAGTCCGTGCGTGGAGTATTTTTCCAATTACTCTTTTCTCTTTCAGCTTTCTCCATATCATCTCTAAGTCGATATGCCTCTTCTTTATTTCCAGATTTAAGTAGTTCTTTTGCTTTATCTAGTTTCTTATCTCGAGAGCTTCCTTCCGGTGCTTTATATTGAACAGGATTCAAGGATTCTTTTTTTCTTTCATTTACAAATTGCGAAAATGTCAATACTATAGACTCATGTTTTGATATTTCAATAGCTTGTAATTGATTCACTGCTTTTTCACGAGTAGGATGAGTCCCTAAAAGTTTTCTCTTACCGTTTACCTTCTTCTTGGAGTAAACTTTCCATACTTTTCCATGTTTTTCTATCATCTCATTTATAGAATCCATCACTCTTAACTATTTTAACATTTAATTCACCAGTTCCTTTTATTACTCTATGCCATTCTCCACAAGCAATAAACACTGGTGAATTTAAGTTTTGCGGTAATCTATTTTCTAACTGAATCATCCAATCAGTTTCATTAATTGAAACTATTGTTCGATCTTCATCATCTCTATGCCACTTTAATTCAATTGGATCAATTGATTCAGTAAAATTTCGGACAAGAGTATCTTGTGATATGTCAGAGTCTTTATAAATCATTACCAAAATCCAGGATAAGTTTTTCCGCCCCAAAGGTGAGCATATCGATTGATTCTACAAGCCCAGTAACCAGCTTTAGTTCGGTCCTTCTTCTCAGCACAATTATGTCGAGCAGCGAATGACTTTCTAGCTTTAGGATTTGATACCTTTGCAGTAAGTCCACCATGAACATCACCAAATGCAATTTTCATGATTCTTCTAGTTTTAGGATTCCTTACGTATACATGATACTTCTTAGCTCCTCCACGCTTAGGATAATTTAATTTAGGATTCTTTTCTTCATTAAGATCTAAAACTTCTAGTGGAAGGTCTAGTGGAACTTCTACCCCATTAAATATTCCAGTAAGTCCAAGATCAGTGTTCTCAAATAGGTGTTTATCTAGTTGCCCAAGTTCAAGAAGACCATCATAGAATCTTTCCCTTGCTTCACATAACATTGTAACATGCGCTTGTGATCCGGGCCTAAATACTGACTCTGCGATACTGTGCTCATGGTCAATATGGTACTTAAGATTTTCTGAAATCTCGCCTTCTCCAATAAACTGACTAAAACTTTTTATTCTGGTTTCCATATTTATTATTTATTCAGCTGGTGGATAATCTTGATCGACCCAGCTATCATTAAGAGTTGTATTATCATTACCCGTAACCTCTTTAATATTAAACTGTTTAATCGTATTTCCTTTGTACATTTTAGAGTGATCGTCAAAACTAGGGAAATAGGTCTCCATATTTATGTCAAGTGAGATTGAAACAGTATTTGCATCACTATATACAAAACTATAACTTTTAGTAAATTGTGCAGTATCTGGAAAAGTTACCTGTGCAGGTATTCTAACTCCTCTAAATTGAAAATATCTAACCTGATTCTTATAGTAAAAATCAAAGATCTTCTCCATTATTTTAAACGTCTTATTAATATTATCACTTTCAATCTTTATATTATATGACAAGACCATAGGTAAGGTAAATAGTCGAGCCGAAAAAGCTTTTATTGACTTTTGATCGTTTTCATCTCGAGTCTCCTCATTAAAACTACCTCTAACAAACTTATTAGTGTTATCGCTAGGTTTAATTGTAAATGATGAAAGAGTCAAGATTCCTCTAGGTAGCTGCTCATAATTACCCTCAGCATGGTTAGGATAGTGACAATCTGTCGGTAATTCAAGAAAAAAATCTTTCATAAATCCTTCGTCTCCACCAAAGTTATAGAAGAAGGGTATTTCATGATCCTCTATCTTGTCATTTCGTTTTAATTGAATAATTACTTGACGATTTAATAGGTCTAGCATAGAGAGCGTTGCATTCCTAAGAAATATATCTTGGACGTTTTCGTTTCTTATGTTTTCAGTATGTGTTACTTGCATATTATTATCTGTTTTTAGCGATGTATGGAAGGTTCGTTTGAGGTCTACAATTATCAATTAGGACTAGCATAGACTCATCTTTTAAGTACTGCTGGCTTAGGATAAAATCATGTTCCTCTTCCCTCAACATAGTATTAAATAATCGAATATTTGTTATTAATAATTTAGAATTAGGCAGGGTATAATTTTGAGTAATATCAAAGGTTTGCTGAACAAAAGAAGAAGTATTTGATAGTATACGAATAAAATCATTATGATTGATTATATCGCTCGGATCGTCTTTTATTTTATATACGTATGCACCAAATTGTAGGAACTCATTTGACATTGAGACCACCATTGCATGCCATACTTCACTTACAAAATTATTGATAATATAGGTCTTAACTAGACTATTTACCTTTACTGTTAGGGTAAAATCTCCTTCAGGTAGAGTCGACGTATATCTATTAAATACAGCGGTCACCCTAATTCCACTTGAAGTGAGGTCATCATATCCATCTATGAAATTTATAGTATCAGCTGAACTCGGTACATTAAATAGACAGGTAAATGATAAATTTTTATCAGTCGTTACATTAAACTTAGGCTGAGCAGTATAAACAACTGCTGTGTCTCTAACTTTAAATTGTGCAGTATCAATTGGCCCAGATATATCGTACAGTACTCCCTTTTGATCCGTTAGGCTAATATCACGATATGCCTCAACTCTAATGTATCGACCCTCATCACTAGTCCCAACATGGTTTTCAATAGAGTCAAATGGCCCTCTTACTCTAACATATCGAGTATTAAGAGCTTTGACGTTTTTATCATTGGTAACAAGTCCTCCATTTTTCCAAGTAAGGTATAGCTCGCTATCTTGATAGGCTAGGATAACTTCATTTGCCGTAGCTGGTACTTTATCTAGACTTGGAAGAGTAAAGACCTGTTGAGTTGTTGAGATCACAGGTGAATCGCTCGTTAAATTAATGGTTAAATCACTTGGTGGAATTGCGCCAAGATCATAATAGTTTTCAATAAGCGGAGCAAAATTATAAGTATATTTTAGAGGGCGCTGTATCAAGTCTGGATGGAGTGCCTTTCGGGAAGAGTCAAAAGTAGTTGTAATCTTTTGATACTGTGCTGGCATAGTAGCATCCTTAATATCTTTTTTAACCTCTTCTCCAAATAATTGGTCGGCATCAGTAATAACGTTATCCAAGAAAGTTCGGGAATCATCAGTAAGAAGCATATCAATATTTGGATTGTATTTCTTAAGTTGAATCTTCCAAAAGGTAGGCGACATCATAAATCCACGATGTAGATAAGACCCCTGAATCTCAAACATTCTGTTGAGTAGAGGAAAGTATAAAAAGTCCCTTTTTCTAGGTTCAGAATTTACTCCAAAAATAGATTGATAGTATTTGTGGTCTACCTCTACTTCAAAGGGTAACTGGAAATCTATTCCAAAGTCAGTAAATTTTGGCATATTATCTGGAAAGGCATTGTCCTTTACCATCACCTTAATACATTTACGATCGATATTTTTATAAAGAGTCCATTCTTTAAAAACATAGTCACCACTGTTTGATTCCGGAAGAGTCCTAAAGTATACTACTTGGTGACCATATAATTGGTTTGTAAAGAATGAGAGCTCTTGGAACATTCCAATTGCGCTATCCACATTATAGGGTCTAAAACTAGGGTCCCTATTCTGTATGATGGAAGTGCACATCTCATCGCCGCATATTGTTTGCGGAGTATATGTGTTTGCTACTTGAGCAGCCTGTTCAAATCTTAGTTTAATTTCATTAATCTCAATGGGTGTTGTGAGTTCATTTGACGTACCGTCATCATATTCATACTGTACCTCAAAATAGAACTCATCATGTTCATCTAGAAATATACCAGCAGCCGCTCCTAGATTTCCAGGAGCAACAACATACCATAGGGACCAGTCTAATCTATTTCTAGAATACCTAAACTTTCGGGTAAGATTAGCTAAGTTTAGAGTATTGGGAACAGCGATTATTAGATCTTCAATAAAATCAGTAAACTCAATGATCCCAGTGACAGGTTCGCTGGTTGAGAATATTCTAAAATTTTTACTAAAAGTCAAAGAATTATTCTGGGGATCAATTATTAATTTTACAGTTGTTTTAACCATTGAAGCAAATGCTTTATTTAGTTTATTTATTTTAATTTTCGAGCTAAACTAGTATCTTCATTTGAGTAAAATAAATAATAAAAAGAGTAGACCTCTTGAAAAAGAAACAAATACTTGATCCTTTATGGATAACTAAGGGATCTTATCTAGATCCTGAATATTTTGACTATGTTCTCTTGGCTGCAAGCCAAAAGTATCGTCACGACCTAGAAGAAGGCACACTAGACTATTTCTATGAAATCTTTTTTCATAGCTTAAACTTAAATACGCTTGCAGTAGAAGGAAATCTTCGTGATTTTAAGATGCAACAGGTCTGGAAAAGCGATCGAATTAAGCAGATCACAACTGACCTTAAACAGATTTATGCAAAAAAGGCAGAAGTAGTTGAAATATTTAGAAATGCAAATTATGTCTTCCTAAATCTAATCCTAGATTATATGGATATTCAATTAGATGTGTTAGATAATGTTGATTTCTTCTATATGAATGATATGATTCATGAACAGTCTGAGATCTTTCTAGTAATTAACTCGATTGGCAGTAAAAAATATTCTATTTGGAAAATTACCATTGACAAGAAAAAAGATTTTGGTCACTCCTTTAAAAAGGTAAAATCTATAAATATTCCAGAAGTGAAAGAGAATGCTCTTCGAGAAGAACTCGATAAGCTACAGGAACCTGACCTAGTAAATATGAAGGAACATAAGAATGTTTGCTTCGCTGTCCTAGAGGGACCTCCTGAAAAAATGGTAGCTAATGTACTTAAAGATACTATTCTCCTAAATAAAGGAATTGCGAAAGGTATTAGGTTTGAGCCCACGATTATTAATGAGCTACATGGTCTCCTAGTTATGGAGAGACTTATGCCTTTTACTCTTAATCAGTGGATTGATTAGAACGGTTTAGGGTATTGTGCTTTAACTGCTAGGCATGCATCAATGTACGCTTGCACTTGAGCTTGATCACCCTTAACAATACCATCAAGATAGTCAGCGATCGGCGGATACTCTCTTCTTCGATTTATAGCATACTCCGAATAGTATAGAGTTGCCTCATTAAATAGGTCGAGCAAAACTTGTTCGCTTGGTTCAGGACCAAGTTTATCTTCATCCCATTTGATTATAATGTAAGTTGATTCTCCTCTTTCAATGATTACGTCTTCTAATATTATAGCAGACGGGCATAGTTTCTTATAGATATTCATGTTATACTATTTTATTTATTGTTAATTCTCCATATCCCATGTCCATAGATATATTTGTTAATGCACCGTTTTGTGCAAAGCTCTGATATTTTACCTGCACCCAATCTCCTTTTTCAACATATAAAGTAGCACTCCCTGACATATTGGGCTTGGTTCCATTTAAAACATATTCAGTGGTTCCCTGGTTAGTTAGCGAAGCAGCAAAAACAGTACTTAATTTAGTGTATTGAGAGTTTGAATCAAACAGTGTTACTTGACCAATTAATGAAAACCAACTGGTTGCAGCATTTTGAAGCCAGCCATGAAAATTAAATATATAATAACCAGACTCAGAAGCAGTGAATTTATAGGTTGCCGTATTAAATTCATCAAGTACATCATACTCAATAGTATCTAATTGAGCATTCACAAATGATAAGCTAGGTGAAATTGTTTGTAGAGTGTCACTAGCACTGACTTTAATTGCAGTATGACCAGTAGCAATAATGCTTTTTCCAGTTATATTACCATCTACCGTGACCCCTTGACCTTCATCAACATAAATTCCGCCAGGACCAACGTTTAGAGAATTTTTAACAATCATATTATTTTTAATATGAGCATTACCGTCTACTTGAAGATCATTTGTTTTAATTGCACCTATTTGAGCGGCTGGTGAGTTAATTCCAGTAATATCTAACGTTATAAGTTCAGCAACAGTATTTGTATTTGAAACAACATAGATATATTTCCCAGATACATTTAATCTACTTGAATTTGCAAGATTTGCATTTCTTACCTCACTTACAATAAACGGTGAAGTCTTATCACTAATATCCCAAACTTGTACTGCACCAGTAGAATTAGCATAATTTACTAAAATATATGCATAGTTTCCTTTGACTGTTATATCACAAGCATTCATGGATTCAGCAGAAAGAGCAGTTGTGCTTCTCAATGCAATATTATTAGTAGTTACTTCAGATATGTATAATGAGTCTTCCCAAACTACATATACAAGTCGACCGTTTGTACAAATACTTCCAAATTCTGTTCGAGTAGTATTGGTAGTAAGGGTTTCTAAATTAAGGCTGTCCTGTGGTGAATATTGATTAGTCGATGGAGGAGAGAATCCATTATTAGTATATGTAGTCAAGCTACTAAAACTGGTAGGGTCAGTTATATCAAACATTAATATATCTAATTGATGAGCATCCGGTCCAATAAATAAAACGTCATCGACATAATTAGTATATCGAAGAACAAATGCTTTGTTGTCGTAGATATCAAAATCTAGATATTTTGAACCCCAACCAGATAATATAGCATCTGCTGTATCAATATACGTATCTGTTACTACTGGTGTAGTAGGGTCAGTTAAATCGATAGAAGCAATCTGGCCAGCAACTAAACTAGCGACTGATTCTTTTTGAGGGCCAGTTGAATATGTTCTATTTGTTATGACCCATGCGTATTTGCCATGTACCTGAACTCTATATGCATCTTGGGTAGAACTAGTGCTAAGATTACCTACTGAAAATGTGCTATTTATTAAAGAGTCAGTTTCATGAATGTATAAATCTTTCTTATCTCCACTTAGAGTAGACCCTCTATGATGTAGAGTAATTATATACTTCCCGTATTCTGCAATGTCCTTGCCGAGCCCAATTGCTAAAGCACTCTGGTTATCTCGGTTATGTCCATGCTGGTCTAAAAAATCAGTGGTTGGGGCCAGTCCAGTCTGTTTGGCGCCAGTGCTAAAGGTGACTCTAACTGGAACAGTAGGATTACTTATATCATAACTTTGTATAATACCAGTAGAAGTCCTAGTAGTCGTATTACCTGCACCGCTTATTACCCAAATAGTATTTGATCCTATCCAGATTCCCTGACTCATAAAGTGTCCAGTTGTTGCACTAGTATAAAAATTATCAACATCAATTTGTACAGGAGCAGTAGTTATGATCTGATTAAAATTTCCACCAGTTTGAATTAGGGTCGTATTAAAGAATAGTCCATCTACATCATCTGAAACATCAAATAGAGCAAAATTAGTAGAAGAATACGGCAAATCTAATACTGCGCCAAGGTCTTCTCGAAGTCCAACTACCATTGACCGACCTACTTGATCATTTGTGATAGAAATACCATCAGCTAGAATGGTAGCTTTGTTTGTACGTTCAGCAAAAGCTTCAGCTGATCCGATTCGAACATAAACTTCTTCTCTTACTAAAGGGCCTTCACTGTTATATTTAGGTACAACAAATTCAAATTCACCATTTTGATCAACATCAACTAGTGTAAAAGGTTCAGGTGTAGAGAGAGAAAACTTTGCAGTATTGATCCATTCATTAGTTAAAGGAAGAGCACCGGATCCAAGACCAATATATCGCTTATAGAATTTTCCTTTTAGGTTATGTTTAAGGTCACTTAATAAAACATTAGTTGAATCATTATATAAAGAGCCTAATTCAATATGATACCTTCCAAGATCTGCCTTGACTGATGTTTGTGCATCATCATGCGCAGCAACAACTTTAAATAGAGAAGTGTATAAGCTATTTTGATTAGCTGGCCAAAGTAAAGGAAGAGGCGGCGTTGTAATAGCAGTTTCATTAAAATTAGCTAGGAGTAGAGATTTATTATTTGAAGTATTAAAAGTTCCACGAGTAAAATCATTTATGTAATCAAGATTTGGATCTACTTGACTAGTAGTATCAAAGATCACAAATTTTGTACTACTTGCAGGAATTCCAGTAGGTCCAGTAGTAAATGGTGAAGGCGAAGCGGTTGCAAGATAAGCATTTACAATTGCTGCAATACTTACGACTGATGTCCATATACCTGTAGCATCATCATATTGATATACTTCAAAAGTAGTAGAAGTTTGATCAAGATATAGATCACCATCAATAAGACCAGTAAAAGTTAAAGTATTTGGATCACCTGAATCTACCCACCATGTGGCTCCTCTATCTCCTTGGGGACCAACTAATCCAATTGGTCCAGCTGGTCCCTGAGGTCCAGTTAATCCGATTGGTCCAGGCGAACCTACTCCTAGTTCAAGAAGCTTATTAAAGTTGAAGTTTACTTTATCAACGTTGATCTCTTGTGGATCTGATGGAAATATTTCCTTTAGGTTTACTCTAATTGGCATCTTAGATGAATTTAATTTTTATCTTTGGACTTATCGATAATCCTGAACCCTGTTTCTTAGCAAAACTAAATTTAAGTATCAACTTATCTTTTTTATTTATTTGTAATGACTTTAGTATATTGTAACCTTGTGTAAAGCGTTGCTGGTCGTTTAGGAAAACAAACTCAATCGAGTTTGGATTTGATCCAGCTTGCTGACTTGTTGAAATAAGAGCAGTATTTTGCTTTGAATAAAACTCATTAGTATCAATATCATACAACTTTAAAATATTAAGTTTTATGTATTCTCTAACATATGATGAAATGAGTATATCAGGATCAGAGATGCTATTAAAGTTTCCAATAAATTGATTTGAATTTATTAAGTACTCATTAAACTTAGCATCGATTCCGTCCTCAATTAGGTATCGAGTCAAGACATTATTTACATTAATTACTCCTTCAACGGTTAATGGAGTTTCCTTGGCAACAATCTCAATTTTTGATATATCTACTGTGTTAAACTCCTGGGTAGCATCAATATATTCAATGTTAAAATCCTCAAGCTCAATCGCTTCAGGCAGGGTAATTAACTTGGCTAAGAAAGAGTCATCCTCCTCTACTCGTAATGCGCCAGACACAGGTACACTAGTCTCTTTATTTGTGTATCGATGATGGAATCCCCAATCCCAGTTTCCTCGAAGTAGAAAATAGTCTTTCTTACCAATCGCTACTTCATTAATTTTAGGATAGATCGGTAAATAGGATTCATCTGATTCAAGTACTAATATTTGACTGTCTGCTACTTTAATGTGATTAAAGTTTTGAATAGTTAATAGACCAGAGACGTCTGAATTTAGTCGAGTATTACTTAGTGAAAGATCATTAATAAGATTATTCTTGAATTTGTAATTAGATTGGTATATTGAGTAATTTTGAGTCACAGGTTCATACTCTCCCTTATATCGATTAAGCTCATATTTTACAGAAAGATCTGCAACTTCATATGCAGTACCAATATCAATCTGTCCTGCAAATTGGATCGGAATACTTTCAGTATTTCTAGTTATTACCTGATTTGCTTTTTCAATTTGTGAAACATCAGGTATTTCAATATAGAAATTAGGGTCAGCTGCGAGAATACCAGCATCAGTATACGAATAATATTGAACAATTGGACTTAAATCATTTACATACTTTTTAAACTTTGCAAAAGATATTTTTTCAAGAAGTCTTTCATAGTAGTTTTCGCCACCGGTTAAAACTTTAAAAGTATAATAATTACTAATAATTGAGGTCAAACTCGCAGGTAGAATACTATATAGCGTTAATGTAGGCGTAGTTGGAATAACTAAACCTGTTTGATAGGTTCCATCGTAGTGAACAAATTGATCTAGTGAATAGTCTATTGTGTTAACTATCGGATCGCTAGGAACAAAACTGTTTACTTCAATTAAAAATAGGTCAAATCCAGTAGAGGTATCTTTAATAAAGATTGGTGTTTTTGCAGTAGGTTTAATAATATCCTCCGGTAATATTGCAGGATAATCTGGAATACTAATATTCGGTAGTCGTTTTATAGTATTATCAGCTGGATCAACTCCACTTGCTAAATCTAATTTAGACGCCATTTTAGTATTTGAATAGGCACCAGATAAGTTATTGTATTTTTTATTCTTAAGTGAATATAGTAACGTGTGAGTCACATTAGATACGGAATTTGCATCAAACGTAATTCGATAGTCTCCATTAATTGTAGCAAACGGTTGAGTTACGGCCGGATTGATTGGAGTAAATAATGCAGTATCATTAAAATTAGTAGTATCAAGTATAGCATTTGAACCGCTCTTCCAATAAGGGTCAATACTTAAATCATCAACATCACCTAGGACTACTTCGATCACAATAACAATAAATTTATTATCACGATGCTCAATTACTTTATATGATACTGG